CCAGAAGCATCAGTATGAGGAGGCAGGTTCATGCCTAATTGCTTCTCAATTTCTACTCTGTATCCAAACCCTAGGTGTTCATTAATATGCGCTTGCATTGATGCTTGCAAAACTTGTGCTTGTGGTGATTGACCTAAGACTTGTAAAACTTTCGGGTCTTGCATTGAAGTGGTATGAACAATAATATGGGCTTCGTGGTCTTGATAAGCAAATGCTTTAACGGGTTTGCCCATTAAAATATTTTGATTTTCTGTTACAGGGTCTTGCGGTTTTTGATCTTCAGACATAGGCACAAGTTTGTGCGCTTCTTTAATACCCAGCACTTCAAGCATTTGACGATGCAACAACGGCATGTTGTAGAACTGAGGGCTTGTCTGTGCCAGTTGTAAAACAGCTTGATATTGCACAATCTTCTGTGCCATTGTTGATGCATTTGGGTCTGATACCGGAATGACATCAATATTTTTATAATCAGATTTCTTAGCCTTACGACTACCTTCTTCAGGTTCGTAGTCATAATCACTAGGTGCATTTTCAGCAATAATATTTTTAAGAAGTTTTAACTCTTGTTTTAAAGAGAAATGAATCCTAGCTTGGACTGCGCTCATTACTTTCAGGGTGCGTTCAAGAATTGCTAACGTTGTTCCAACAGGGGCTTGGCTAGACATGTCTGATGTTTGAAGATCAGCGGTGTTAGCAAAACGGCGTCCGTCTTCTACAATCTGACCAAGAAGTGCCATTAACACTTGGCTTGGTTCTTTGTATGGCAGCGGCATGATGTTGTCTTTCATCGTGCCTGAAGCAACATCTACGTCTCTAAATTCACCCGGAGCAATTGGAGTGTCATCTCCTTTAATTCTTAATCCTCTTGTTTTAAAGCCGCCGGGAAGATTAGACAAAGTACCAGCATCAACCAACTGCCGAATAATAGAAGTGCCAGACTTGGCAAAAGCACCGATAAGATGAATAAGCCCAAAACAATAAAAACCAAAGCCCGGTATATAGCCATAATGGACAAAGTGCTGGCGCTTAATAAACTTCTTATCTTCTGGTTTCCAATTGCGGCGAATTGATAAAACTTTGCTTGTGCCTTTTTCAATAGTGACGACATAAGGCAAAGCTATGCCTGTGGCTTCGCCGTCTTCCTCATGCTCAAAGCCGGGCAGGTCTAGGTCTACATGCATTTCTAAAAGCTTGTAGCGACTATCGGCTGTGGCTCTAAAACCTAGTTTTTCAGCAATCTTCTTTTCAACTTCGTCTAAACTATTCTCAGGATCGCCTAAATCAATATCTAGATAAAACCCAGCCACTTGCAGTTTGCGAAGTTCATTTTCGTTCTTACGCATGACATGGGTTACACGTTCGGCTGATGCTAAGTCAGTAGCTCCGTAAGGCACAACTACATCTTCTGCTGGAACAAACAGAGCTACCTGCCTGTTTAAACTGGGGTCTGCATAGACCTTTCGAAAGGCGTTTCCAGAAAGCCCTAAACCCCAGATCAAACGTTCTGTCTCAGGACGGTACTCTGGCATTTGCTCTGTTAATTGATAGTTCATGTCCTCTTGAACGCGCAACGCAGCTTCTTTTTTTTCCTGCGTTTCTTTGCCAATAATCTTAGTTTTGACCGGACCAGCAGCAGGAAACAAAGACATTACTGTTTCTGCTTGAAACTTAACTAAAGCTTCTGCCATGAGTGGATGATAGATTCCACAAGCACCTTCCCAAGGCTCAGAACGTTCTTCAATCTTTAGCCCAAGAAGTTCTAACCCATCGACATAGGTTTGAATCCAATCTTTTCTTGAGGCAATGTCATCTTCAAAATCAGAGATTAAATCACTTGCTAGAAGAGATAATGCAGAGTCATCCAGTTCTTCTGCTAGGTTTTTAGAAAAATCATTATCTTCAGGAATGATCTCAATTTCCATCCCACCCATATTTACTGTTACTGATTCTGGGTCTTCAATTTCAATTTCAATTGCAGGCTCTTCCATTAATGCTTCTAAACCAACGGGAGCTTCGTACAATGATTTTTCGATAGCCATAATGTCTCTCAATAATATGCGGTTCTGCGTTTAATCACAGGTTCATCGTCTGCATCGCTTGTTAATCTAACAAAGCCGCCTTTACGAAATCTAAGTAATGCTTGTGAGGTTGAGTCCACAATATCGTCATGCTCGCCGTTTGGAAATGCTGCACACTCTTCCATCACTTCTTCTGCCCATCTTGTTGCAGGACACCATACAAAGCCTGACGCAAACATATCAGATATAGCGTTTACACGGGCTATCTTATCAGAGCCTTTACTCGGTGTATATTCTTGTAAAGGAATTCCTAGTTGTCGCAGCTCATAAATCAATGGCGCACCAGCAGCTTTCTTTTCAATAATTAAGGTGTCTGGCTCCCATTCCATATACATTTCTTTAGCCTTTTGTTTAAGCTCAGGAAATTCCATGCGTTCTTTAAACGCATCTAACAGAATGATATTGGCTACATCACGACCATCAGCGTTGACCTTGTAGAACACGCCCCAAGTCGTACAGGCTGAATAATCTGCACGATTGTTTTTTTCAAAAGCAGTATCCCAAGATTGAATAATGTAGTCACAAAAAGGAGGTTCTTCATCTTCCCAAATCTTCCACATTTCTCTTTTAATGATTGCGCCCTCTTCGGACGTCGGATTCTGCTGGTATTGTGCCTCCCATTTACTAACGGGGATTTCAGCTTTAATGGCTTCTAATTCTTTTTTAGACCAAAACTCTTCCCATAGCGGGTTACCAGAAGGAAGTAGAGCAGGAAATTCTATGACTTCCCATTCATCACCATCGCGCTTCATTGAATTGGCTAAGATTTGACCTGTTAAGTCTTTCTTAGACCAACGTGTCATTACAATAATAATAGACCCGCCCGGCTGAAGACGCTGACGAGGTCCTGAGCCGTACCATTCAAAGACACGGTCATAGACTTCAGGATTGCCTTGCATGGCTTCTTGCTCGCTGTGCGGGTCGTCAATGATTAATACATCAGCGCCTTTACCCGTCACAGCGCCGCCAACACCAATAGCAAAGTAATCACCGCCTGCGTGAGTATTCCAACGTCCTGCGGCTTTTGAATCACTAGAAAGCTTTGTAGGAAATATTTCTTGATAGCCCTCTGTGTTGACTAAGTTTCTAACCTTACGTCCAAATCCAACGGCTAGTTCTGCGGTGTGTGCGGTCTGGATAATCTTTTTTTCTGGAAACTTTCCAAGAAACCATGCTGGAAACAAGAACGAAGCAAACTCTGACTTAGTGTGTCGTGGTGGCATGTTGATGATAAGTCTTTTTAGCTCTCCATTTGCTACACGCTCAAAAGCATCTGCCATGATCTTGTGATGACGACCAGATATAAACGATGCCCACATTTCTCCAACAAACGGCATAAAGTTTTCTTTACACCTTTCAATCTTATCTGCTTTAAGTAACTGTGTTATCTGGTCTATGTGCGGTGAGTCTTTAGGCAATACATCTAACAGCTTGATGTACTTAGCCACTTCTTCTCGCGTGAGCAGGCTCATGCTTTCGCCTTTCCATACACAACTTCGTTGTTTCTCATAGCTTGGCTATCCTCTTGGCAGACGCATCAACTACTTTCATAGATCGTACCATTCTAGGTTGAACACTAAGATATCCTTGTTTTCTTAACTTGTGTACATACTTATGAATATTACTTTTACTCTTAGTGCCAATAGCGTCAGCAATGTTTTTGTACGAAGGTGCATACCCTTTCATCTGAATGTAAAGGGTAATGAATTCAAAAACTACTTTTTGCTTAGGTGTCACTTTATTTTAAAAATATATATACCGGGGGGGTGAACAAAAGGATAACACATGGGGGGGTATTCTACATGAGAGTTTAAACAAGGGAAAGGAGAACAGATAATAGGGGTAGGTGATGGGATGTGTGGATTAGAGTGTAGTGGACTGACCGGGCTGACGGTCGAATAGCGGGGGTGCGGGTACGGTGGGTCGGCAGTCTGTCGAATCGACAACCAGACTGGCTAAGTCTACCTGAGACTAAGTCTAACTTGCTAGTACATCATCCTAGTACATCAGCATTACTTGTACCGGATACGTTTAAACATTCATGTGTAAACGGTCAACGTGTAAACGGTGCGACAGTCAGTGTCTCACCTGTGTCTCACCACCTGTTCCTGACCTGTTCTCACGCAGGCAAGCTGCCTCAGTGTTTAAACGATTCGTCATCCAACAGTGCGAGATGTTGTGACAATTGTTTTTTGAGGTCTTCGGGTGACTGCTTGATGACAGTACTCTCCACTCTGTCTGTAAACATTCCCACTGACTTCCCCAGTAGCTCCAACGCTTTCAACTTGCCTGACTCCGTCTTGAAGTCATTAGCGTGTTCTAGCAGTCTTGCCTTGATATGAGCCTCTGTTGCTGCCTTACTGGCGAGGATGACGCTCTCCTGACGTTCTAGCTTACGTTCCAACAGCACCGCTATTTTCGGATTATTGAGTAACCTGTTCGCTTCAACGCTGATTGTCTGAGGTGTTGAATTCTCAGCCCCGTATGCCTTTCGATAAGCATCGCTATACGTCAAGCCCTTTGACACTGCTTCAACGAATGCCTGTTGTCGTGCTGTCAGTCCACTGTGTTTAGGCTTTGCCTTTGTCATGTCTTTACTGCCCTTGGTGCGGTTAGTCTCTTCCCCCTGTACCGCTGCTCGCAAAAGCTCGCTAATTGCTGCGGGGTTTTCCTTGCTAAGTAATTCTTTGTCCATCATCTCGCTCCGAATGCGTGTAAACAACCCTTAGTCTATCACTGTGTTTATTCCCAGTAAAGTTATCCACAAGTTATCCACAATTACCCCTAAACATTCCTGAGATTATTTATCGAGGTAGGTAAGGGGGTAGTGACCATACCCCCCTTGCGCCGCTCCTAGGGGTGTTTAAACGCGTTTAAACGCTATAACGGTTTTCCTTAGTTGTGGATAACTACCCCTTTTCTGTGGATAACTCTGTTTTTACCAAGACTACCTTAGTGAAAAACACCTGTTTTTGACTGATTTCCCAAGGTCAAATATTGCTTAGTCTTACTGCGTTTGCCTTAGCATTTCACCCCAGTGAGGTGATGCTGCGTATCCCTTAGCCACTACCTCATTACAATTAGTTCTCCTTGATGCATCCAGTGAACCCCCTCAGAGACCGCTTGTTGCATGGCTACAACAACAACGCAAAAGATTTATTCTGACTTGCACCTTTTGTTTAAACCTGTAGAATTCGTTCTGTGGTTTCGTTCTTTTCAGGTTGTAGAGTCACTCCCATTCACTGACTCAATGCCTGCCTCTTACACCCCATCCCTAGGTGCTGACTCAATAGGGACTCCGACTAACACGTTGCGGAGTTAAAAAAAGTACTGAGGGCATCACGAAAAGTCCCATACGCCTAGCGTCTACCGTGAGGTATGCGCTAGAGAAAGTTAACCGCCAACGCCTTGTATCAGGGTGTTGGCTGATTACCTTTCCCATAGGAGCAATACCATGAAACTAAACGACTACTACTACTTCACTGTCGGTTCTCACTTCCTGAGTGCCATCATCAATGCCGACTGTTCGGGTTTGGATGATTCAGATGAACGCGCACTGAATGACTTCATTGCAAACCTGCCTCCCGCCGCTGTTGGCGGCACTTGGGATGTTGAAGATTACGAAACTCACTTCAACCGTTGCGAAGTCACCGACCTGCACTCTGACTGCGTGAATGTCAGTCTGCACTTTTACAACCCTGAGTTGGTAGTGCCACGCTCAGGTGACGAAGAGAACCTGCTTTATTGAGAGTAAACCGACAGGGTTTTATGAGAACCCTGTCTGATTCACTTTCAACCCACTGGAGCAATACCTATGACGCACCAAGAGCATTACGACACATTCAAACGCCGTCACCACGGCAAGCCCACTGTCTCACTGGACTTTGCACTGCACGACTGCTATGCCGCACTGAAATGCCATGCAGACAAGCCTGTCACTGACCCCTACGTTGTCAAACTGTGGGCTGAGATTGACGTTATCCGTGACTTGTTTTTGCTACGCACCAAAAAGGCTAAAGCATGAATGACCTTGTGAACGGCATTATTGACGTTGCCATTGGCTGCGTCTTCTTTTCTTTTCTTTTCTTTCTGTTGGGGGTTTTATGAACACGACACGTGAGCAGTGGTTAGCTGCTTTGATCGAAGAACTGCGCGGCATTTTTGCGGTACACGGGCATCCGTTGCCTGAGCGTATCCGTCCTACCTGCGGGTTTCCGTCCTCCAAAGCACGTTCAAAGGACAAGCACATTGGCGAACATTGGTCACCCGCTGCGAGTGATGATGACACGCATGAGGTGTCTGTTTCCCCTGTAGTCAGTGACCCGTACGAGGTCGCAGGTATCCTGACGCACGAGTTGTGCCATGCCGCGACCAACGGTGACGGGCATCGGGGCAGGTTTCCTGATCTAGCCCGTAAGTTGTGGCTAGAGGGCATTCCGACTCATGCCTGTGCGGGGGATGCATTCCGGCTGCACTTTAAGGAAATTGTCGAGTCCTTGGGCGAGTATCCTCACGCCGCTCTGAACGTTGGCAGAGTGCTTACCCCGCAAAGTACCCGTATGTTGAAAGCGTCTTGCCACTGTGGTTACACCGTGCGCCTGACCAAGAAGTGGGCTGATGCGGGTTTGCCCTGCTGCCCGTTGCATCACCTTGACCGTCTTACCCTTTCCTGACCTGTTCTCTCCCCTAAAATTTTGAGGCTAATCAAAAATGAACAAAGAACTCGCACTACTCCCGCTTGCCCGTTTAAACGCTGCTTTGGTTGCCCTTGGCATTGAGCGTGTCACTGACAAGGCTGCTGCCATCCCCGTCCTGTCAGACGCCATTGACCGTGGGTTGATCACCCTTGCCGCGATCAAGTCATCTACTCCCCCTGCTCCCGCCCCTGCTCCAGAGGGCGAGATTCTATCCTCTGACTTCATTACCCTGCGATCTGAACTGCGATTAGGTCTCGACTTACTGAAAAGTAAAGTAGATGCTGACCGCGCCAACGCGAGTCGTGACCTTGCGATCCTGTCTGCCGAACTGCGGGATGCCGCACCTGTAGACGTCACCGCCTCTGTGCGTGATGCTGTTGCTGAAATCCTCGCGCCGTTCAAAGCCACTGCGACCCCTGCGACACTGGCTGCTGTTGCGGCGTCTGCTCCTGCGGGGCGTGTCAGGGCTGACAAGCTGTTCGACACCACTTGCTACACGGCTGACGGTGAGTTAGTCAATTTCGGTAGCTTGGAGGTTTCTGTCTGGGGTGATGCTGATGCCCCTACCCGTCTGGATGACTATGTCTTTGACGCCCGTTATCTGCATGAGGCACTGACCGCCATTGGTCAAAAGCTGCCCCTGAACTGTTGGTTAGCAGGGGAACGTGGCACGGGGAAAACAGAGTTTGTCACCCAATTAGCTGCGCGGCTTGGTCGCAAGTTGTACCGTATCAACTTCGACGAGGCTATCGAGCGCCTCGATTTTATCGGCGGCAACATTGTCGAAGAGGGGTCTGTAGTCTGGAAGGCAGGGGTACTGGCTCAGGCTATGCAACACGCAGGGGCGCTGATTCTGCTAGACGAGATCAGCTTTGCACGGGCGCAGTCTATTGCGGTCTTGCAGTCCTTGTGTGAACCCTCTGTGCATAGGGGCGTGATGATCAATGAAACGGGCATCAAAATACCCGTGCATCCCTCTGTCGCGTTCTTCGTTGCAGACAACACGAACGGGTACGGTGATGCGTCAGGCAATTTCACTGGTACACGCGATCAGAACAGCGCATTTATTGATCGCTTTTCGTACACCTTTGAGTTTAACTATCTGCCCCCTGCTGACGAAGCAAAATTGATTTCAGACCGCACTGGCTTGAACGCTGATGCGGCGCGTGTCATTGTGAAGTTTGCGGGTGTTGCCCGTGAAAAGAGCAAGGCAGGGATGCTCACTCAGCCGCCCTCACTGCGTCAGTTGTTTGCATGGGCGAATGCGGTGCGTGACGGTATCCCTGTCAAAAACGCTTTCGAGTCTTCTGTCGTTCGTAAGTACCCCGCTGACTGCTCTGCCGAGTTGCTCGCTGTTTTCACTGCAACCGTTGACGTTGTGAAATTCAAATCATTTTTAAGGAAATAATATGAAAGGGTTTATCGCTAAGGCGGCTCTGACCGCCCTGTTGGAAAAGGTCTGGTTGTCTTCGGGCAATGCCATCAACAAACTCGAAGTCAAGTTTGCCGGACGCACTGCGGGTATCCGCTTCAACCGTGATGACGGTCTGTCTGCTACCGTCATCCTCCCTGCCATTGACGAGGTCGCTGAGGTTACTCAGGGCTTCTTTAATGACCTGATCGGATACGTCCTGCACGAGCTTGGTCATGCATGGTTCACTGACAACGCACCTTGGGATGACGCTGTTGCCGCGCATGGCAAGGTTCTGGGCGGTATCGTCAACGCACTGGAGGACGTTCGCGAAGAAGACGCAGTCATTCGCTCAGGCTATGCAGACAACGCACGGGCGCTGTTCGTGCAGCTTTGCAACAACGTGTTCAAGGACGGGTTCGACAACACGATGATTGAGAACGTGGCGGCGGTGATCGCAGTCGAAGGTCGCCGTTTAAACGACTATGCCCTGACCGTACCTGACCTGTTCTCTGGGTGTCCGTGGGCAGAGGAAATTGCAGACGCACTGTCTGATGCGCGGTTTGCAAAAACCACCGCTGACGTTGTCACTGTCGCTGTTGCCTTGTGGCTCAAAATAAAGCCTGAAGAAGAGGGCAGTGACGAGGAGGGCGAAAAGCCTCACGGCAACCCCAAGCCGGATGACGAGGGCGACGAAAGTGATCAGCCTGATGGTGACAAACCCACTGACAAACCCACTGACAAACCCACTGACAAACCCTCAGACGAGCCTGACGAAAAGCCAGAGGGTGACGAGGGCGAAGAGGGTGAGGGCAAAGACGGCAAAGACGGTGACAAGCCTGACGGTGACAAGCCCTCCGACAAGCCCTCCGACAAGCCCAGTGACAAGCCCTCAGATAAGACTGACGAGGATGGCGATAAGCCGAAAGGCAAACCGCAGCCACGGGGTGCGGGGGGTTCGGGTGAGGGCGCTATCCAAAACATCGAAGCGGGTAACTTGATCGAGGCGCAAGCCCGTGACGCATCACCCGCTCATGTCTTCAAGCTCCCGCTCCGCACTAAAACTATTGTTGGCAAATTTGACTGGAGGTAATTATGTCCTATGTACAAGAGCTTTATTCGCGCATGAAATTTACCGCGAACCGCGAACGCTGCCGCGAATTTTTTGAGGAGCAGATGACCTCTCCTCCCAAAGCGGTTGGTGCTACCCGTGCAGCGCTGTCGCAGATGCTGCGCTCCATCGACCTAGTCGGTTGGAGTCGCAACGAGGAGTCAGGACGCCTTGATCGCAAAGCGTTCACCCGTCTGGCTGCGGGTGCTACAACCGTGTTCTCGCGCCGTGATATGAAGTCAGCCGACAAGTCGGCGGTCACCATCTTAGTTGACTGCTCCGGTTCTATGTCGGGCGAGGTCATGGCGATCACTGCTCAGGTATCGATTCAGCTTGCCAAGATGCTAGAACAAGCGCGGGTCAACACGGCGGTGATCGGCTTCACTGGCTCTGAGCCTGATGACTGGAAAGACGACGACACGAAAACCGACGAGCAGGTGCTAGTCACCGTGCCGTTTAAAAATCGTGGCGAGTCTCTCCGTGCTGCTGCTGAGAAGATGGGCGCTATTCGCGACTGTGCGTCATCCGGTAACCCTGACTATGCCGCCCTGATGTACGCCATCGAAGAGATCGCCACGCAGCCTGAACAGCGCAAGGTGATCTTCTTTCTGACCGACACGGGGTCGTATGACCGCGCTCACATGAAACAGGCGCAGCTTTTTGCTGACCGTTTGGGCGTGACGCTTATTGCAATTGGTATCGGGGCGCGTGTTGAGAAGCTGTTTAAACACGGTGCTGACGTTTACAACCTGTCTGACCTTGGCGGCAAGACATTCACCGCTTTACTGCGCACCCTGCGGTCTAAAGATTAATCAACCGCCCCCTACGGGGGGCAAAGGACATGATGATGGACGAGAACATATTGGACGCGCATGACGCGCTGCTAGACAAGGTCGGTGACGCACTGGACGGGCATGACTTGAATGACGTCATGCCTGTGTTGGCGTTTTTGATCACCCGTTGCGCGGTTGATAGCGGCAACGGCAAGGAGCATTTTCTTGGCTACATGACCAAGATTGCCAACACTTTGTTTGAACACCCCACAAAAACTTTACAGTGAGAACGCTATGACATACACCGTGGCAGTGCTGCTTGAAGACCGCGCTTTCGGAGGACATGAGGAGGGCGGTTGGTATTACGATTACGGATACCCCTGTGAGGTGCGTATAGCCCCTCAGAGGCGTTTTAAAACCTATGCCAAGGCTCAGGGTTACCTTAACCGGATCGCGCCTGTAATCGACCGCCTGAACCGTGACCGCCCGTCAATCTCTTCTGTGCTTTCAGAGGGGCGTTATCGCGCTTACATCTTCGGCGGTAAGCCCTGCGGCTACCCTGACCGTCAACCCCATTATTGCTGACCAGTTCCCTAGAGGCTAATCATGAAAATTTACGTTGAAGTTAAAAGTAACTATGGCTCACAAGCAGTCTACCCTGTGTGCAATACGTCCAAGCTATTCTGCGAGTTAGCGCGGCAACGCACGTTAACTCCGGACGCCATCCGGACTATCAAGGCTCTTGGCTATTCAATCGAAGTTATTCAACCTACGGTGACGCTATGACTGAAATCAAAGACAAAGTGCAGACGTTCGCGCTCAACACTTGGCTATCTGACTACCCGTCCGACATGACCTATGAGCAAATTGTCGAGGCTCTGAACAAGGACGCTTGGACTGATCGTGACAACACTTGGAAAGAGGCGGGAATTGTACTGTCTTTTATTATTGAAAACCTGCACGGCGAGTACGCAGCCCTGAGAATCAGGGAGACGTTTAAACGGGCAATGGGTTTAATTGGGGAGGTGCAGCGTGGCTAGTCACATTGCTATCGGGCATGACGAATCGGGCGGGGTTCACATTTATAAATTTGCCAGTAAGCGCGAGGCAAGCGAGTTCGTGCGTCAGGTCAAGGAGTTGGCAGATATATTTTGGGAGCAGTTTATTATGGAAACATCTAGTGTGCATGAGGCACTGGAATCGATTAAAAAATATAACGAAGAGGTGAAACCATGACTAACCTAGAACAAGCACAACGATTTGCTATGGGGTGCTGCCTGAGCGAATACCCCGATGACTGGACTTACGATCAGGTCTGCGAGGAACTCGAAAAGGAGGAGCCTGAAGAGGATGACGAGGGCGAGTGTGTGGTGACAGTGTGGCATCCCTTTGAGTACGCTGACGTACTGGAAATCATGGATGGTTTTGTCGAAAATGTTTTACGTCTCTTGGATGAAAAGGATAAAAAATGAAAGCTTATTTCCGCAAGGCAACCGTTGTCGGACACGGGGGGATGTCATGCCCCTGCTGCGCTCCGAAGTCGGGTAACAAGTACGGGGCTGCTGCCCGTACCGTCATCAAGCGTCAAGCCAAGCGTTGGCTCAGTCGTTTGGTTAATCAGTTAAACAAGGGGGAGTGATGCTTAAAATCAAAGAAGGGCGCAAGAGCGTTTCGCGCAACGGGGTGCGTATTCGCCCTGCCAAGCCTAAAATTCAGGCGGTCAACCTCCACAAGTGGGCAGACAGGTTGGTGCTTGCGCATTACGACCTGATCGGCGTCTGCATCCCGTTCTGGGCGCGTATGGCGCAGCATCAGACCAAGACAGTGCCACGCACTTGGTTTCATTTCAACGTAAGGGGGCAGTATGAATAACGTGCTAATGGAAATTCGGGTGATCACTACACCCAACGGTTGGCGGGTCGAGCAGAACGGCAATTACATTGCCGATGATGCGGGTAACACGCACTGGGATGACCTGTCAGATGCGCTTGCAGCCCTGCGTAAGGGCTTGGAACTTTTAGACTTTGAGGATAAATGATGAGTAAAGACTTGCGTGAAGCGGCACATAAGGCGCTGACTGCGCTGAAAAGAATCAAGGGATACGGGGCTATCTATCGATTCAAAGATAGTGAACAAAGCCCGTATGCTCAGGTGTGCGAGGCGGTTACAACCCTTGAAGAGGTGCTATACGACCCCTGTTGGTACAAGTATGTTTCGGACGAAGAACTGTTGAACGAAGTCAATCTCAGAAAGCTTTAAATGAACCCCCCTGTCCTCGCGGATCGGGGGGTTTTTTTTCGTCCAAAATTCGGTGTGTACGCCAACCCGAATTAAGTACTTCGCATTTACTGCGTAGGTTTAAACGTTGAACAATTTAAACCAGCCTAACTCCTGGAAAGATGTTCAACGTTTAAACGGGCTTTGTTTGACCCGGGGTGTGGGACTGAAGCCCGGAAGGTATTTATACTCTGTTTAAACATCTTACGGTCTCCGCTGGGAGACCGCTGGGAACTGGTCAGGCAAGTTGTCAAAATGAATCCGGTGTTTCAAAGTATGTGCCTGTCGTTTTGTTATACGACAACGCCGTTTCACCCTGAGTGCCAATCCATCTGTACCTGCACTTCCACACTGCAATCTGTACCTCTGTTTTAAGTCTATGCACTGTGATACCGCAATCAGCTTTAGCCCACCAAGCCATCGACCCGCTGATCGACATACCGTCCGGTCTTGGTAAGTCCATGCCTGACCTTGTGATCTTAGACGGGTGCGCTACGAACCAGACATGGACTCCGTAGGCTTTGGCGAATGCCTGTACCCTTGTCAGCATATTGCTGATGAACTCTGTCTCTGAGGCTTTGTCTTTGTTATCAATGTAATTGTAGGGGTCGATCACAAGCCCTCTTATCCCCATCCTGATCACGGCGATCTTAGCCCGTGCAAGTATTGAATCAATGGTCGCGGGTTCTACGGACTCCGAATCTAAAAATATAAAATGATTCTCTACCCATTCAAACGACTCTTTTTTCTGAGTCTCAGTCATTCTGCTTGAACCCTCAAAGAACCGTTTTTCCTCCTTGATTTCCATCAAGCGGGAGATATGGACTTCGGGCTGATTCTCAAAGGAGCAGATGGCAAACTTCCAATCATGCTTTCGAGCCAAGTTGACCATCATCTGATCTACAAAGTTACTCTTGCCAGAACTCGGGTATCCGGTCACCACCGTTAACTGTCCTTGTGCGATGGTGTAAATCTGATCCACGTTGGCGTATCCGGTGCTTGTACCTTTGCCGTTCCCCTTCGACCACAGATCGTTTAAACGTTCATGATACTTACTCGGGGCGGACAATCCGGCGACGGGGTAAGGCTGTGCGTCATTGATGATTCTTTGTACCTCTTCCGCGCCCTTGTCTAGAAAAGCTTCGTTCAGGTCTTTATGATCGAACTTGGCTACCCTGCAACGGTCTTTGCCAATCCGTCTAGCTAACTCCTCTGCTAGGGCTTGCCCTGCGGTGTCGGTGTCTGTGGCAATGATGACATAAGGGGCAGCTTGCAGAATGTCGTTGGCTGACCACACAAAGGCAAACTTCTTGTCTTCTGAGGCTTCGATCTTGCCATCACGGACTTTCATTGGTGCGCCTGATGGTACGCTGAGACCGTTTTTAATCCCGCATTCGATCAAGGTCAGTGCATCGATCTCGCCTTCAACAATAACGATTGGTAGGCTCGTATCCACTGCATCGATACCGAAAAAATCTTGTGCGCCTCCTGCATCCTGAATAAAGTCTTTGCTCTCAATACTGCGATACTTGGCGGCAACAAGCTTGCCATTTTTGTGATAAGGGAATGCAATTGCATCTGAAACCTTTTCTAATTTGTTGAACCACTTCTCTGCTGAAAACACTCCAACTGAGTCTGCTGTTTCCGGTGATATGCCCCGTGTCTTTAAAAATTCATAATGCTTACTTTGCATTGCACCCACGGCGATAGGTTTGATCATTGGGATCACGTTACTCTCCGGTTTTTTGTCATAAGGGATAAGACCGCTTGCATCACAGTGATGGCAGTGATAGACCCATCCCTTGTCACCACGGGTGAGTACGCAATCTTTTGAGTTGGATTTTTTACGCTCTGATGAGCAATCTGGACAGGCAATCCTGCCCTCTTCAAGCTGTGCTTGCATTTAGCCTCCTGCGGGTTTACTTCTTGGGTTTGTTGACCTTGACCGTGTGGTCAGAGTTTCTTGTAAAGCTTCGATTGGCACTAGGAGTTTTGAGTTTTAGATTGCTTTTGGCATTCGTTCCACCCTTGGACAAAGGCTTGACATGATCAATGTCTTTTCCTGTCCGGTCTACACCCGCTTTGTCAAAGGCATAACGCGCTCGTTCACGCGCATTACGCTTTGGCTGCTCCCCACGGGCAAGCTGTTGTTGGTACTCTTTTTTAAGCGGTCTGTCCGCTTTGTTCTTGTATGGCATCGGACTCTCTTTCAAATATACGAGGTTCTGTAATCCAGTAACCCCCTGCGTTCTTTTCCATGAGTTTACTCGCCATTTCATCAGGAGTCATGCATCTTCTGTCCACGCCGTATTGACCATGACGGTGTTTTTCAAACGCACTGTTAGAGTTAAAGTATTCCTTACACTCCATGCACTGATTTTTAGATTGACCGACTCTCATGTTGACTCCATATAAACAAAGGCACAAAGCTTTTAGTTAACAATCTGTTGAAGCCTCAACGGGTGGTCAACACAAGCACTTTTAAAAACAGGGTAAAACTTAAAGACAATAAACCTCACCCGTTTACACGGGGTTCTCCTTTCGGAGTGATGCTCTCGTTTATCTAAGCTAGTCCGAAGACTTGGGTTTTACACAGGCTGTTTAGACCTCTCGCCCCATGCGCTACGTTTATCTGAGTCTGTCGCATCTACATCATCAAGGGGTGGGTTATGCCCCCGTTTTTGTAACTTTATATAACTATTTCTACATTTTCTTTTGGCAAGATCAAGCCAAAATCGTTAATAAACAGACTGTTAGTCATAAAACGATAAATATTTATTTTACGCTTGCTTGATTCTTTCCAAGTGTTCTTATGGCTGATGCCTTTACGATCACCGACTCGCACCCAACCCATTTGTTTCCAAAAGAAGTTAGATGGCAAGTCATCCGCACAACCGCAAGCAAAATCATCTATTCCACGCAAGTTACCATGAGCAATCCCTGCACTTAACAAAGCTTTACCACGCTCAATAAGCCTTGCGTCTGCTTGTATGCAGATTTGATTCACCTTTGAGGGATTGCCATAAGAAAACATCACAAACCCTACTAAATCATTGTTTTCAGAGCATACAAAAAGCTGATCATTACAAGTCGGACTCCATCTTTTACCGGTTTTAATTCCGGTAATAGCCGATTCATACGCCATCTTAGGAATGAACCCCAAACACATACTTTCTTTATTGGCTAAAGAGACAATGTAAGGTATGTCTAAAAGGGTCGCTTTCCTAATCATTTCTGACCTAAGTTTTGAACGTAAAAAAGCCCTAATAAGGAGGCTTTAGGCTTGGTTGCCACAAGGCTAGATGGAATGGCATCTAACCATGTACTGACGAAGCCACCTTATTAGGGCGTTCTGTTGTTCCATTCAACTACTGACGGGTTACCAAGCCATCAGATAAAGACTATTCTATACATTATTTTAAAAATTGCAAGCGGTGCGTTATAATTAAAGTGTTCCTCGTTCAGGGAATCACTTGATTAGCCTCCAGTGCAGACCTCCCTCGGTCGGTAAAGCCACCCTTAAAACGGTGGCTTTATTTTTTTCTGTGCGCTTAACTCTGGCTTTTTTCTCTTAACTCCGGAGTGTTTCTACAACGATCTCACACCTTGGGTTCTCTTTGTCTAGGTGATGATATATATGTTTTTCCTTCACCTGACGGTCATTTTTATAAGCTACGTCCTGTAGCAAGTCCAATATCAATGATTCGTCTAAGTCCGGTCTTCGACTGGCGTACCAGATATGTATCGTCACGCACAAATCGCCTTCTAGCAGCTCGCCAGAGACAGCTTGCTGTTTAAACGACTCTGAGTAGTTTAGTGCCTTGGTTGATTTAATTAATCGGGATATGCCACCGTAACGCACAATTTTTCTGCTGTTGCTTTTTGATGCCGGTTCACCAAATATTTTGAATGAAAGCGCTTGCATTATGTTTTTCCTTGCGTTAGTATTATGTTTCCTACTCGGAGGCTATTATGAAAATCACCAATAAGTTTGGGTTGCCTGAACCCTTTGTCGCCCTTGCGTCAACAAGCTTTTACAGTAAAGGCAAAGCTGATTACTCTGTCACAGAGATCATATCACCACCACGCATACAGCGGCTGCGTCAGAGGCATTATGCTGAATTAACGGAAGATGTCAGCGACAGGACTTGGTCTTTAATGGGTACGTTAGCCCATCATTTCTTAGAGCAGCATAAAGTCAAAGACCATATTAATGAACAGCGTTTATTTGTTGAAGTTGATGGCGTTACCCTGTCAGGTGCAATTGACTTGCAAAAAGAGACAGAGGGAACGGTTCATATTACCGACTACAAGTTCACCTCTGCTTGGGCGTTACGAGCAGACAAAATTGAGTGGATTCAGCAACAGAATATCTACGCATGGCTAGTCTATAAAATTACAGGCAAGAAAGTCCCCGTCTCGCGTCTTTGTGAGATAACGGGCAAACAGGTCTCAGGCTTACGCATCTGCGCGTTTATCCGTGACTGGAATCGCAGACAAGCTATGACTGATCCTACCTATCCACAGGCAAGCTCACAGATGGTAGACATCCCTGTGTGGGATTTTGACAAGACCGAAGCTTACGTCAAAGAGCGCGTAGAACTTCATCGTGAGGCAAAGGTAGCTGCTGATTGGGAAATGGAGTTACCCCCCTGTACTGAGGATGACCGTTGGATTCGGGAGACAAAGTATGCCGTACTTAAAGAGGGTCGCAAGACCGCTGTTCGGGTTTTGGATACAGAATCAGAAGCGGCTGCGTTCATTATGGAAATGCCTGAGAAAGACAGAAAGATTGTCTCCATCAGCGTCCGCAAAGGCGAAGCAGTCCGTTGCACAGGAAACTTCTGCGGCGTTGCCAAGTGGTGTACACAATTTAAAAAGGAGCAGGAAGATGCAATCGTACAGCCTACCGTGGAATAAACCACTGGATGAAATTGAGCCATTAGCTCGAAACACTGACCCTGAAACCTCGCATGAGGCAGCAGCAGATGTGGCGTTTAGAGCGTCAGCGCACAGGCTTTTAGCCATGCAAGCCTTAGACCGCTATGGTGCGCTAACAGACTATGAATTGGCAGCGCGAACGGGCTTACAGCAAAACAGCATTGGTAAGCGCCGCAAGGATTGCCAAGATGCAGGAATGGTCGAAAGACTGCTTGACGCCGACGGCAATAGCATTAAACGACCCGCACCATCAGGCAGCAAAGCCTTGGTGTGGACATTGACAGAGAAAGGGAGAAGTTACTTGAGGGAATTAAATGCACAAGCCTGAAAGACAGCCCAATGAATCTTTCGCAGATTACAAGATACGCAGAAAGATGGCTAAGGATTTAGTCAAAGTGGCAAAGACCGGACAGATGACAAGTTTTCAAACAAAGTTAGTAGAAGCGTTTAAACGAGGAGAAGTTAAATGATTAGTCAGGGAAAAAATAAAGATGAACTGATTTTAGAGTTTATGGTGGCGTTAGCACCTAAGATTTTTGATAGCGATGCTTTTGACGAAGAAATAACCGCAGAAATGATTGTAGAGGCTGCGGATTTGTTGGCAACGGAATTTTTAGAAAATTTTAGCAAATTTGGAGAAGTGAAATGATGCCACCATTACCCAGTGATCTGCGTGAAATAGTCTTGTTTGGCATACAAGATATTCAGGAGCGGTTAAACAAGTTGGAAGAGATGTTGTGTCTTAGCGATGAGGAAGAAGAGAATGAAGACTAGACAAGAGTTAATTTTAGATTTTATGTTGGCACTTGCGCCTACTTATTTAACGATACATGGTGAGGCGTGTGAGCGTTGGAACGAATCGTATGGCAGGACTGACGAGGGACGGTGCGATGATTGTCCGACAGCGGCGGAGAGTGTTTTGGATTTAGCAGCAGATTTAGCCGATGAATATTTGGAGAGAATGTAATGAAAGTGTTTAAAAAGCTACAACAGGCACGGGTAACCCTGCTTGACGCAAACCTGAAGAAATCAGGCAAGAACAAATTTGCAGGGTTTGAGTATTTTGAGTTGGGTGACTTTATGCCGACCATTAACAAGATTTTCTTGGATATTGGTCTGTGCGGTGTCGTACATTTCACTGCTGACTATGCGGTCTTGACAATCTATGACGCAGACTCAGAGGCAGCAGAATGTATCGACTTCCGCAGCCCGATGGTCTTTGCATCTAACCCCAAGGGTCAAGCTATTCAAGACTTGGGTTCAACACATACCTATCTGAGACGCTACCTGTGGCTCTTGGCAATGGATATCGTTGAATCTGATACCGTGGATGCCCTACCACAGAAAGACGCGCCTAAACCTGCTGCGGCTCCAAAGGTTATTGAAACGAAGAAGGAAGTAGACCCTGCTCAACAAGCTTTCTTTGTTGACAAGGCAATCGAAGAGGGCAAGCAGTGCGAATCATTGGCTAACCTTTCAAGTCTGTGGAAAAACAACCAGAAACAGATTGATGAAATTAAGTCAACAAACAAGAACGAATTTACCCGCTTGCAAACGGCTTTTGCAGATATTAAATCATCTTTTCAGGAGTAGTTATGGCTTACGACAAACCATTTGAAAACAAAGCACCCTACGGCAGTCTGTTTGCAGCCAAGGCAAAGACAAATCCCAAAGCACCGGATTACTACGGTGATGTGGTGATTGATGTGAGCCAATTTGATATTGTGGACGGCACAATTAAGATTTCTTTGAGCGGTTGGAAGAAACAATTGACCAATGGCTCAGGCACGTTCCTTAGTCTGCAAGCAAGCAAACCGTTTGTGAAGGGGGAGCAACGTCAATCTGCTCCCGCCGACATGGACGACGATATCCCTTTCTAGGAGTTTAAACATGGTTACCAAAAAAGCAGTCAAGAAAACCGTTATGAAGCGTATTCCTAAAACATCAGAAGCGATTGTTCCGGAGGGGCTTTCTTTGGCTAAACGGCTTGAAGAAAGTGAAGCCAAACTTGAAAAAGCAATGATGGGACTTAACTTTGCAAAAGTAGCCGTAGACATGATGAAAGATCACTACGAAGAACTTGGCAACGCTTACGAAAAAGCTCTTAAACATATTGCAAAACTTGAAAAGAAACTGGAGAAATAATGGCTCTCAATTTTGAAGCAGTTAAGGTCTCGCTTAAACAAGACCGCACTGGCTTCATCTTGACGCTAAATATCCATCCTGACGAAATCCCCGAAGAATTATTGCGGGATTTTGTCGGGGCTAGGTACGGCGTTGCGATGGTCAGGATCAATGACGATGAATCCCCCGTGGATTACCTCGTTAAGAAGGCGGGGATGCTTTGTAGAACGCGAGATTTTCAAGTGTGGCTACAAGATACCGGACACATTGAAAAACCCAGTGAAACGGCAGCAGCCCGTGCCGTCTGTGATATTTGCGGAGTCTCGTCTCGTTCAGAGCTTAGTAGCAACACGCTGTTTAAACAAATGGTAGACGAATATGAAGCATGGAAAAAAACTCAGCCCTTCTAAGTTACACGCAGTGATGATTTACTTGAAACCTGTTGATGCTGACAGGTTGACAAGGTTTGCCAAGAATAACAATGCATCCAAGTCTCAAATTGCCCGCGAGGGTATTGAAATGAGGATGGACTTAAACCCAAATCAATTTAATGCGGGCTTCAATGAAGGTTTAAACGCTGTTGTTGAGGTGATTAACAAAGACCCGTTGTTTGGATTTAGGTTTCCGTCGGGTCAAACCGGATCAGCATATGTCATTAACCTGTTTCAACACTTATTCAGGAAGATTGATGAATAATGAAGACCTACGGGATTTGTTTGCTGCGTTTGCCATGATATCTAAAGCTTGGATTCCTCCTGATTTACAGGCTCATGCTAGAAATTGTTACGCGATAGCAGACGCAATGATTGAGGCTAAGTATGCACAGGAGGAAGAGGGAATAGCTTCTGTCGTTAAACGCACAAGGAAAAAAAATGTCTGAATACCAAAGAGGCTACGCACAAGGTTTTGAAGACGGATGTAATTTTATGAAAACAACCGAGGTGAACAATGAGCAAAGTAAAGATAGGAATAAATTACGAGCCGAAGTGGTTCGAGAAGAGGCAGACAAGCGGGTGGTACAGCGGGAAGAACCCTCCACTTGATTATGACGCTATGCAATTACAAAGCTGCTTGTTAGGTACGGGCGTAGCAAAGCTTTGGAAAACACAGTTAGTTATTTTTGCCGTGTGTACAGTCATCACTCTGTACTTTTCATGGTGCTATGGGGTGTTCGCATGAAGACTGATGAAGCACTTCTTGATAGACTTGAAACAATGATTTTGTTAGCTCTTGACGGTAACAAAAATACGCCATTTGTTGGGGCAACAAAAATGCGAATGTCTGGTGGTTATTTTGAACAATTTGATCAAGGAGATTTATTAAATTTTAATAATAAAATGCCAAATTCGTTTTATACATTTGACATGACCGATGAAAGTCGTTTGTATACAACCGATTCTAGTCTGTTGTTAAGCAATCCAATTGAAATATTGGGGAATGAATCTGAAATAGCATTAATTAACGAACATGGTTTGCGTTGGACGGCGTACAAAAAAATTAACAAACGCCCAAAAGGCGTAGTCTGTTTAGGCAAACCCGTTGCTTGGTATGAGGCACATACTAAATTTATACAACCTACGGGTAACAGTCTTTACATTAAGCGGGTTTTGCCTTTAGATGCAAAAGGTAATCCGCTTGCTGCTATGGTTAATAATCATGTTGTTTGCACCCCAAACATAGAAGGTAAATATTTAACTATTGCCGCATCTTTAATAGAAGATGCACATAGACCTAACACTATGCTTGCTGAAGTTAAAGACGGAGTATCTATAAAATTTCCTGTTCCAATTAATAACTACAAAGCTCTGTTTGCAGGGCGGGAAGAGCCGCTTACGCCTAGTGGTCGCAGAAAGGCAATTGTGCATTGGGTTGCACAACATTTAAGACAAGGGAAAAACGATACCGCCACAGTAAAGCAACACATTCGTGGTGTGCAAGACATATGCGTAGGCGGAGTAAACATAACAATTACCCCTAACGACAAGGTGTTTGAATGAATACATCAAGCGAAGTGATGTGGTGGGTCGCGTATTTTTATTTGGCGCTTGTTTTGATTATATGGATGTGGAAATAATGTTCATCAAATATCAACACGTTGAGCGGTACGGCAACACGGAAGTCTCAGGCATTGAGATGGGCGAGTGCTACGTATTCCCAAAGCTCGATGGTACGAACGGCTCTGTGTGGGCAGAGGGCGGGGTTGTGTGTGCAGGGTCACGCAATCGGGTACTGGCTATTGATGATGACAACGCAGGGTTTTTTGCTGCGATCAGTAACGACCTACGCATTAGCACCTACCTGATCGAGTTCCCGCATCACACGCTGTACGGTGAGTGGTTAGTGCCTCATTCGCTCAAGACGTACCGCGAGGATGCGTGGCGTAGGTTTTACATCTTTGATGTGTATGACCGAGCCACAGAGACGCTGCTGCGCTATGAGGACTACCGTGTGCATATGGAACGCCACGGTTTGGATTACCTTGCGCCACTGGCTATCATCAAAAACGGTTCAGCCGATATGTTTGTGACCATGCTTGAGAAGAACGTACACCTGATTCAAGATGGCATGGGTGCGGGTGAGGGAATTGTGTTGAAAAACTACGATTACCTTAACTGTTTCGGTAAACAAATTTGGGCAAAGATTGTCACCAATGAATTTAAAGAAAAGCATCACAAAGAAATGGGTGCGCCTATCGTTGGGTGCGAGATCATCGAACAGAAGATCACTGACAAGTACGTGACCCAAGCCTTGGTGGATAAGGTGCAAGCAAAGATTGCATTAGAGCGTGACGGGTGGACTTCACGGTACATCCCACAGCTATTGGGTACGGTGTTCTATGACTTGGTGCGCGAAGATATGTGGGAGATCATTAAGGAACATAAGAACCCACGCATCGACTTTCGTGCCTTGCATATGTTTACCGTGGGTCGCATTAAACAACTACGTTCTGATTTATTTTAAGGAATGCGAAATGAAACACAAACACTACGATTGCATTGTTGCGTGGGCTGACGGGGCTGAAATTCAATGGTTGTCCATTCTAACCGGACATTGGGAAGATGTTGATATGAATGGTAAAAATTGGCACGAGCATTACAAATACCGCATCAAGCCAGAGCCAACGCCTGATGTTGTTAAGATTTTTTATTTGGAGTCGCACCCATTTTTAGGGTTGCGTTTTTCAGAAGAGATCAATCCTATTAAGGATAAAACAAAACGGATTAGCTGCACGTTCGACAGCACAACAGGCAAGTTGAAAGCAGTGGAGATGGTATGAAACTTATTTTAAACATTGGCGGGTTTGCGGTTATTTATCTTGGCGGAAACTCACTAGAGATTAGTGATTATGTAACTGTCATGGCGGGTGCGCTCTGTGTGTACGTTAGTGGAGTTTTATCATCATGACCACACCAATCACATCAAAGCAACTTGCAGCACACATCTTGAAGATACTTGAAGACGTTGTGGCTGACTACCCTGAAGACGAGCGTGAAGAGGCTAAGGTAGCGATTCTGAACGCATATTCAGGTCAGGTGTTTGCCATGCCAATGCGAATGGGAGATAACGCATGAAACAAGTACCCATTAAATTTCCGTCAGGATTTGAAGACACGCTTGACACGCCAACTGTTATTCAGCTTGGTCGATTGATTCTAGGTGACACGGTATGTCGTTTGTACTTTGCTGAAGATGGCAAGATGCACATGTACTGTGGTCGTGGCGCACAAGAGTTTATTAAGTTTGCGCCTGAGCCTACTGACGACATTTTGATGTACGGTTTTGGAGGTAAGAAATGAACAAACGATTAAAAGAGTTTGCGGTGCAAGCGGGGTTGGAAGAACTTGGCGACAGTGATTGGTGTTCATTAAATCACCCTGATGTACGGGCTGAACACCTTGAACGCTTTGCCAACCTTGTGCGCCAAGATTATTTGCGTGAACTGAAAGCGTTGAAACCTGTGGCGTGGATGATGCCTGAGTACGGCGATGTGTTGCCAGCAAGTGAAGCTGATGGTACAGGAATATACAACATACCACTTTTCGCACTAAACGAGGTGACGAAATGAAAGACCGAGAATTGTTAGAACTTGCGGCTAAAGCTGCGGGGTATGAAAAGATTGAATATAACGACTTAAAAGGCTCAATGCTAGACATTCGATATGGTCGTGATGAAGCCATATGGAATGGCGAGGACTATTGGAATCCGTTGGTTGATGACTGCGAAGCTCTGCGACTGGCGGTGAAATTGACTCTTGGAGTTGTGTTTAACGGAGAAGAAGCTTGTGTGTGGCTTTTTGATATTGAATCAATTGAGCCAGTAACTAACGATGATCCCTACGCAGCAACACGCAGAGCAATTGTGAAGGCAGCGGCAGAGATTGGTAAATCTATTTAACCAAGGGGATGAAATGACTAACGACCAAGCAAGAGAATTTGAACGTGAGTACAACGAACTGACCAAATCAGGCAGAGTTTTGTACGAGCAGTTAGAAACAATGACTAAGCGATGCAATGCAATACTAGAGCAAGTCAGAGAGGCTAACGTTCAATTCGATGAGATTGCGCTGTTGTTTGGATGTGAGTTGCAAATTGAGGTGCAAAATGAAAATTAAATCAGCACTTAACTTGCAAGGTGAGGTTGTATCAGTAACAACGACTCCTACTATGATTACGCTCATTAAAGGCGAGCAGTTTAATGCAGAGATGGATGATACAACGGGTGTGATTGTTGATGGTAAGCCTATGACTCTTGCAGCCGCTCGCCGCAAGTGGATACATGACGCACTAGATAACTGGATTGACGGGGTGGAGGAATGACTGACCGACCAGTAAGGCGTATCAGTATAGAAACGTACAACTTCCTCAGCAATTGTTGGGACAAAGAATTGTTTTTTGAATTGCCAATAGAGCAAGAAATGGTAAGAGATATTATTACGGTTTTTGTGGGTTTGGGAACAGCAAATGAGCGCGAGTTAATTGAAAAGGAGAAGCACAGAGAATTGTTAGACGAGTTAAATTTAAAGACACAGTTTAAACATCAAGAATACACAATGACTTTAGGAGAAAAGAATGACTGAAGATAATTTAGACAAGGAATTCTATGACCTTGGTAAGAAGATGTTTGACCATATGCAAGTAATCAAAGCGAGGACAAAAACTATGACTGAAGAAGATGAAGCTTTTAACGAGATCGAACGCGCACAGAAGTGGCGGGTCGAGGACACCATACGCCGCGCAGCACAAGAGAGTGCGTTGAATTTCATAACGGATACTGACGCAATCGAACTAGGTTTGATGACGTTACGCAAGGCGTACGAGATTGGTTATCGTGCGGGAATGTATGCAGAGCAGAGGAAACATGGACAAAACTGAGATACCAAAATTTACAACTGTCAAAGGCTCAACCGTAGCAAAGGTTTTGAGGAAAACTGAACGGGCTACGGAAAAAATGTTAGTTCAGCTAACAGGTAAACCGATTAAGTCTGTGTTGTCTACGCTCAGGACTTTGCATAACCGCAGCAAGGTGCATATAGGTGCGTACAAGATGAACAAACGCAACCAAGCACTGAGAGTGTGGTACTGGGGCGATGGTGATGATGCGCGAGCGCCAAGTACCGCTGAACATAAAAATGGTTTTATCCCCCGCCTCGATGAGGCAGCAGCATGGCTAAGGAATCCGACATGAATGGCGAACAACTAGGCAATCACATTAAAAAACTTGTAGACAACTACAAGGAACGCGAAAACATTGACAAGATTGGCGAAACAATACGCGCTAATGGGCAGCAAGTGGGCGGCGCACACTACGCAGTCAAAGCAATTCAGCCGTGGGATTTTATAATTGCTAATAATATCGGATACTTAGAGGGAAATATCATAAAATACATTAGCAGATGGAAAGACAAAGGCGGCGTAGAAGACCTAAAGAAGGCTCAACATTACTTACAAAAGCTGATTGAAACCCATGACAAAGAAAGAGTGGTTTAAGTTAATTCAAAACATGGGGTGTATTGTATGTTTAAACGAAGGGCTGGGTGTCTCACCAAGTGACATACACCATGTTTTAAGAAACAGTAGAAGGATTGATGATTTACATACAATCCCTCTCTGCCCTTTGCATCATCGGTCTGGACACAATACAGAAGAATATGTGTCTAGACATCCGTGGAAAACAGAGTTTGAACGCCGGTACGGAACCGAGATGGAGCTGTACCAGCAGACCAAAGACCGTTTAAACGTTACCGACTAATGCCTGCTCGCTCTGCCACTTCGTAGCCTTTCTTTGCGGTTTGACTTAGCAATCTTTGAAGCTCGTTGATTCGAGACTGCTTGTCATCCGCGCTCATTTCTCCGCTGTTTTCTACACGACGAATCTCTGTCTTAATCTTGCCAAGCTGTTCACCAATTCTTCTAAAAACCGGAGCAGCAAGCAATTGTTTTTTCTTGTCCTCGTCATTTAAATACTCACGAGCGCGATCAAACAAACCTTCTTTCTTCAAGCTTGCAAACATATTGGTCATTTCTTTGGCGTTATGTTCCAGCGTATAGAAATCAGACACAGCCTTGCTAACTTTGGGGTCGGTCATAAACGCTTTTGCGCCCAACTGTGCCTCAATGTTCTTGGTTGGTTTATCAGAACCAAGCAAGTCGCTCGTTACCATCAAGAATGTGCCACCAAGTTCAGCAAAATAACCCTTGATTAAAGCGTCAATCTTGGCGGGAGATAGCCCAACCTTCTCCAATCCGGCTTCGCTTGCGGCTTTAGCAAAATCACTGGCATTACGACCTCGTTCAACGACAGGTTTACCTTGATCGCTCATTCCTTCGATTGGATTGCCGGTAAAGAACGAATGATTAGTAATTGACTCAAGAGCCGGTTTAAACGCTTGTGGTATGGGTATGCCACCTCCGGGGAGGTTATGAACGATGCCTTCTAAGTAAGACTTGCCAACCTCTTTGCCTGTGCTTGTGCCTGTGTAATATCTCCATGCCGCTTCGGGAATGGTTTTAAACAAAAATCCAACCTCAAATGGCACGGGAATCTTAACAAATGACTTGCGACCATCCGGCGTTGTTGTGGGGAACAACCAATTCCCATCCTTCACATAGTCGGGGAGGTCTTTGTACTCGTCATCATCGGTGTACATTGCTGCATAAAGCGTAGACATCAACGCCATGACCGCAGCGCGTTTGGCAAAGATAATCTGTGCCTTTCTTTTCTCAGCAGGGGGTAACCCATAGCCCGTAGCGGCGCGATAGACCGTGTCCAAGCTTGTGATGGCGGCTTGAAAGAACGGGATTGAATGACGCAGGGTATTCAAAGCCTGAGAATTGCCACGCACACCAAAGTTAATGGATTCCCTTGCTCTAAACACGGCAAAGTTGATCGCCTCTTCTTCATTCATGCCTTTCTTTAACGCTTCTTTCTTGGCGCTATCAAAAATAGCAACGCGAGTTGCCGCATCAGATGCTTCATGTATCTGCATGACTCTATGCAAGGCAGAAGAAATCATCTGGGGAGTCTTTTTCTCTTTTCCAAGTTGACCGATGTACTCGTTTAAATCAACCGTACTATCCACCGCACCAATCACACCACGTTCTGCAAGAATCTTAGCCGAGGCGGAAGACTTGTTAAGAACTTTGACAAACCCGACCAGTGAATTAAATGGTGTAACAATCTGATTGTTGGTCAACGATGCATGAATAGGATCACGAATAAGCTGCTTAATCCAGAACATAGGATTAACCAACGCACCAAAACGCAGAACCTTGGTCGTGGCTGAGATAGCTTTCATAATTGGACCAAGCTCGTAGTTCAGCATTTGGAACGCAGCAATATCGTTTGGATTCTCTGCAATGACGTTAACAATCTTGCCATCTTCTTTGTATCGAAGATTGATATTAGGATCATTAGGATTGTCTACAGTCTTAGCCAAGCCAAAGCCTTGTAGTTGTTCAGTGGCAACCTTACGAGTTTGGTTTTCATACGCCACAGCAATTGTCATGGCGTACTGCTTCTGCAAGTTTTCCCAGATGTTGCGGTCAATATCCGCACCTTCTAGCTTGTAGTTCTTAGCCACGTTCTTAGCACTTGAACCACGGAAGAATGCTTCTGCCAAGTCTTCCCGCGCTTTAAACAACGGGACGTAGAATTTCTTGTCGCGGTATTTTTGTGCTTGTTCTTTGGAGATAACGCCAGTGTCTTCGCTTAGGTCAGTCAAAGCATTGTTAATGTCTTTCCAAATGCCAAAGATTTCCTTTAACTCAGGCACGTTTTGAAGTTGTGCTTCCGCCCATTGAATCTGTGCGTCATCGACTTGTTTCTCGCGGTTTTTGCCAGCAAGCTCTTTGCCTTCTTTCCGCATCTGATCAATTTTAGTTTTAGCAGAGGCAATAGCAGAGACATCTTGACCGCCAGCCTTAACAGCAGCGTTTAAACGAACCTCAAGAGCGTCTGCATCAGCAATGAGCTTTTGACCTTCTGCGTTCATCGCGGCGTCTTCTTGCTTAATGTCTGCACCACGCAACGCCCTAGCAACTTCAGCGACAAAACCACGACCGCCTTTTAGCTTAGATGCTTTGACATAAGGATTTGAATCAAGCTTGTCGGCAAGAATAATGCTACGCGCCATGTTTGATTCTGTGCGCTTGATTACTATCGAACCGTCACTGTTTAAAATAGGAACGCCCGACTGCAAGCCAACGGTCATAATGTTAATGCTGTTTGACTGAGTATGACGCAGCATATCAGCGCGTAGCTTGTTGTTGGCAAACTGCGACATTCCTTGTGCAGCCAAGGTATGACCAAGGCTTGAGGTGTCATCTACAAAGCCATTACGCAGATTAGTGAAGAATCCGTCCTCACGCACAGCCTTAATAGCGTTCGTTGCAGCAGCGGTAACCTGTTGACCCGCAGATTGATTTGGAACAAGTTTAGTGTGGACTGCTGGCGGCACGTTATTGGTTAGTGAATAACGAATGTCACCTGTATCACGACTAAACGCACCAGTGTTACCAATGGCAGATTTAAGCTGATTTGGGTCATAGACGGCTAGGTTTTTAGTGCCGTTTTCTTTAATGTAAAACGCATCAAATCCCGCTGCTTTAATGGCATCTTGAACAAGTTTGTTTTCAATGTCTTCCCAATTGCCCGCCTCAAGAGAGTTTTGTATTTGAGCAACATAAGAACCACCTTTGTATTGATTGTTACCGTTAATCTTCTTTGACTCCGTAACAATCCTATCTATGTGATCAGGGTTTTGAAAGTCAAAAGGTTTTTCAGCGCGAACAAAAACAGGCATGATGTTAGCGCGAGAAGGTAACGCATCTTTAAGTAATTGATTAATCTCTTCTTCAATGGTTGAAGGAATTAAATTAAATGTAGAATCAGCAGAATATTTAATATACGCTTGCAAATTGTCCTTTTCAAACTTGGACAGTTTCTTATTTTTTGTGGCAAGCTGCAATGCTTTATATAATAACGCCACTTTTTCTTCTTCAGACATGCTATTAAACGATTCCTTTATCATAAAGTTTTCGCTTAAATCGGTAAATTCCTCTGCAAAAAGTGGTTTGGGCGTTACAAAAATAGCACCGGCTTGCTTACCGCGAAACTCAGTAATATCACGAGCAGTGCCGTGGTACATAACTTTAGGATCGCCGTTCATATCGACGATGGCACTCTTCCCAAACCAACGTTTAAACGCATCTGTTGTTGTTTGTTTTAACAACGCAGGCGGAGTTCTAAGAGATGCTTTACCTTCTAGCTTTGTGTAATGGACTTCACCTACAGTACCTTCATACTTAGCTTCGATGTCGTTGTTTAAAACAACCATCATTCCGTAATCAGGCACGGCATAGCCATCATAGCCATTGTCGATGACAAAACTTTCAAATGCATTGCTGTCGCCTTGAGCTTTTTTGTAAAACTCAGACATGGTCTTCCCCGGACCTAGGATGTTGTCAAACTTCTGCGTGTAAACGTGGTTGCCCACACCAGACTCACGCATAGGCATCGTGCCGTTTGCGCGTGGGATGTAAAAATATATGCGTTTACCAATTCGCGGGTCTTGCGCTTGAGCCAACCTCTTAGCTTCAGCGCCTTTTAATCCCGTGCCGTAGTAACCACCGGAGAGGATGTTGGTTTTAGTTTTGCCGTAATGAGAGCCTGCGTAGCTTACTGCGTCTTCTTTTCTGTCATTAAAAGAGATGCCTGCCCCGCCGCTGTCGCTGGGTCGAAGGGCAAGTTGTTCAGGTCTAAGGGAGAATCTTGGTTTAGCTCCCGACTCTTCGACGGCTTGTCTTGCGATGGTGACGAAGGATTCACGAAAATTGTTGAGTTTCTCTTGTATATTGGGTTGGTCACCTCTGCGAACTTGAATCCCTGTGGCAATAGCTGATCCAGTTCCTTTTTCGTTCCAATCATTGTAGTTGTACTCCGAGTTTGCACCAAAAACTTCTTTAGAAGATATGCTGGCAATCTTTTCAGCTTCAACTATAAAAGCTTCTAGCTTTTGTTTAAAAGTTTTATCGTTGGTCAAGAATGGCTTGCCATCCTCTCCCCTGTAATTAATTAAAATTAATTCATTGCCATTTAACTTTGAATATCCAACATCATTGCCAAGCAAATTTTGTAAAATTTTGAAAAGTTTTTTTTCTTGACCTTCTTTTAGTTTGTCAGAAAACTGAATGCTATACCCAAGCTGACCTTTTTTAATTAAATTAGGGTCGGCTCTAAAATAAGGCGTTGCATCTTGCTGAAAAACATACGACATTGCATAAGATAAATCACGAGCGTCTTTTTCTGCTTGATAAATATTACTGTTTGCCATTTGCACAATAAGATTTGGCGAGATTGAATTTGCATACCCACCAGTTCCTGATGTAATTTTTAATATGCTTTTAATTCCAAGACTTTTTGCCATGTCTTGAATAAATTTACTGTTTAATATCTGATTGTTTAATTTATTTTTTTGTTGATAGTTTAGCTCTGTAACTTGCTGCATCTCTCCAACGGCACTGGGTATTACTTCGCCAGTAATAACCTGAGTTTCAGATTTAATATCTTTTTGGTTAAAAAATTTATTTTTAGTTTCTGTTTTATTAAATGGAGTTTCTCCACCAATAAAAGTTTTCCGCCTAATAGTGTTTAGGAATCCTTGCCTTTTTTCTTCCGTGCTAACTTTGCCAGATTTTCTGCCAGACTCTTGAGTTTCGAGTCGCTTAGAGATTCCAGCCATGCGTTGTGCCGCTCTTGATCCTTGTTTAGCGGCTCCGGAAATTCGTTCTGCATCATAACCCTCTTCTTTTAGGTGTTTAGCCATTGCACCGGCGTAGTCTTGGCTAGTTACCCTTAAAGCAACGCCAAGTGATTTATATAACTCTTGTTCAGGATACCAAATTAACGCTTGTAATGAAGCAGGCGGGATGTCCTTGCCGTATAACTTGGCAACATTTTCTCGCACCATTGCAACAATGTCGCGCAAGTTTCTACGCTGAGAACCGTTTGATGGGGCATCAATAGAAGCATCTACAGAATCAATAATTGTTTCTGCTGCGGCAACAAGTTCAGTTTTGATTCGATTCTTTGCGTTAAAAGCTTCTCTGTTATTTTTAAAATCTTTTTCATGCATAGAAGAAACTTTTCTTGCTAACGCAATAGCACCTTCGTCGCTTTGCATGGCATCAGAAATATCTTGTGCGTCAAAATCACTGGCGTACACGCCGTTGTTGCCAGTTTGTTTAAACGAGTCTCTAAGTCTTAATACTTGATTTTTAAACTTTTCTGGCTCAAATGCTTTTAGCTTGCCAGTTATGCGACCAATTAATCGCATAAACCACATGTCCATTGTGACAGGCTCAAAGTTGCCACTTAGATTTGAGTAAAATCCAAAGCCAATTTTAGGACCAAAAATAGAAGAGCCTAATACTTTTTCATCAGCAAGCTCACCGCCAACATCTAACCCTGCCGCTTGAAGCTCGCCAATTGTGTATTCTGTTTCTAAGAATTTACGCAATTCGCTTTCGCCTAAAATATCAAGCATATTGTTGGCAAGTTTGTAATTAGAAACCATTTGACCTTGGTCTTTTCCTTGACCAATCTCAGGAAATCTTCCTGTTTTTTGATACTGCTCGTATACATAATCAGCAAATTTAATATTAGCTTCTACGTTCATTCCTTGCGAGCTGATTGCCATTGCAATCTTAAAAGCCATCTGTTTGTTTGGGTTTTCTAAAAGCTCAGGATGTTTTAATGCAGCGATTGACATAGTTTTGTCAATTACAGAGTCGTACCAGTCTAAAGCTTTGCCGCCAGAACGAATTGCAGCCATAGCTTCTGCTGTAATAAGTTTTGCAATAAGTTTTTTGTCTTCTTCTTTATTTTCATCCAGAACAGGAACGCCAGATTCCATTCTTCTTTGAACCAAATAATCCAAAACATCTTTCTTAAAACCAATGTCTTGATTTAAAAATGCATCTACTCCAGTATCTCCTGTTTGCAGTGGCAAAGAAGTAGCTGCAAATTCTGATTCAGTTAATTCCGATTCTTTGGCAGCTTGTTTAATAGTTGCAGAATTGCCTGTCTTGGTTTTCATTGCATAAGCCGGAGCAGTTCTAGGCTGAACACCCTCACGACCCGCAGTCATCCTGCCGCTTTCAATATTGCTAAAGATACTTTTAGCTAAGAACAACTGTTCTGCGTCAGTAACTCCGTTGCCCATAAAGAATTCACGGATAGCCGTAAACACATTGTTTAAACGGCGCATTAGGTTGGCAATTAATCCTGACGGCGGCTTGGTCTCTGTGTAAAAACGAAAGGCTTGTGCGATAGCTTCTTCAGCCATGTACTCGTCAAAAGTTTGATTGGTGTCACCGTCTTGGTCAAACTGTGCTTTGTACTGTGCTTGTAACTCAGGGCTATAGAATTGGTTAATCCATTTCTTCTTAGCCATGTCTGTTAAGACTTTCCACTCCCCATTGGTAAACGCACCAAGTTCTTTTAAGGCGTGGATAACTTCATGGCGCATAACACCCATTGGATTGTTTGAATCCAAGGCAAGCGTGATAACGTTTTTAAAATACATGCCCTCTGCGCCGTTGCTGATAGCATCAACAAGGCGTAGACCCATCTTCTCAAGACCAAAGCGTTTTAAAACCGGCAAAAGTTTTTTTCTCACCTCGTCAGCCATAGCTTTGGCTTCAGGCGTAGGTGTAGCGTCAGACAAAGAATATTTTGCTATCTCAATTTTGGGAGTATCAGTACGTTGTTGAAACGGAAGTTGTTCGTATCGACCGTCTTCTGACACCTCAAGCTTACCGGCATACTGAGAGGCTTGTGGAGCGTTACTGCGCTGACCAAACTGTTCGGGTGATGTTCTAGCTGCGGTTCGTGTTGATGGTGCAACAGGAGCGGTTCTGCCTTCAGGGTTTAAAAATTTGCTTGTAAATTCTGCCGAAGCTTGTTTTGGTGCTGCCTCTGGAACGCCAAATTGTTCAAAGAATTCAGGACCGTACATCTCTTTAAGATGTTTTCTTTTCTCTTTATCAAACGCAGCCTCTACCTCTAACAAGCGTTTGCTTTTAGTGTTTAAAGCTACGTCTTTATCTGCCGCAATCTCAGCAACGCTGTCATAGGGTATGCCAAGACCTTGATCCCGAATCATACGGGCTTCTTCAGGCGTAGCTACACCGTTGCGGTTAACAATATTTTCTTCAATACTGCGGCGTAACTTTTGGTATGTTTCAACAAAGGGTGCAAGCTCGGCAGAAGGTACATTTGCTAACAATTCTTCGCCACGCTTGCCTGCCAAGGTTTTTAAATCTTTCTGAGCAAGATACTCATTGTTCATGTTTTCAGCGTCTGCTGATTCAATGCGTCTCTGAGCCTCTGCCTGCGACACTACAGGCGTTTCAATTGGCGGGGCAACATAAGGTTGCTCCATCGTGCGTTGTTCGATTGCAAAGCGCCCCCCCATTGTTGGGTGAGGAACGATGGCAAGACTTGCAGGGTCTTCACCTTTTGCAATAAGGTCTTCTTTAAGCACTGCTAGGCGTTGACGCGCAGCACGAGGAACCATTGGGTTAGGGTCAATCATGACAGCGCGAGGTGTACCACGCACCTGACCTGTTCCTCCCACTGTAGATGCAGAAGCCTCTAAGCGCCTACGGTCAAATTCAAATGGTTCATTCTGTGCTTGTGCTAACTGTTCTGATTGAGCGTCAACAAGTTTTCGACGCTCTTCATTTGGTATTACAGCCGGAGCAGTGTAAGGCACAGATTGTGCGGGTGACACAGGAAGAGGCTGTCTTTGATCCGTATACCCAAGTTCTTGTGCAGCGCGATCAAAAGCAGCTTGTTGTGCGGCAATACGACCTTCTTCCGTCATTCGGGGACGAGGCGTACCAACAGTGTTTAAATCTTGTGTAGCCATCCGCTGGGCTTGTTCCCGGACGCCTTCTGCACCGGGAGTCAGCAAATCAGCCGCAGTGTAGCCAGACTCAGCGTTTACACCTGTTGCACGGTCAATGCCTTCTTGCGTTGAGTATGCCTGCGGAATTACAGTGGGTGTAAATGGCTCTTGAATCGGAGGTGCAATTTGTTGGTCAGCAGGTGGTTCGACAACAGGTTGTTCGAGTGTGGCAGTCTGGCGTTTTAAAGCGCCCGTAGCAGCACCCATTCCAAAACCGGCAGCGCCTTCCATTGTTCCTGCGCTATACACACCACGCATAGTAGGTACGTTATAGCCTTCACGCTGCAAAGCTATGTTCTGAGAAGCTTGTTCTGTGCCACCTTGCAAGAATTCTGTGCCTGCCTCTGGTAATCCAGTGGCAACAGCCCTTCCTAGGATGCCACGTTGAGCAACTTTTTCGCTAATCTTTTTAGAAAGTCCGGGGATTAGAGCTTTTTCAATACCTGTTGTTCCTGCAATCCCGCCTAACAACGTGTTGGCTAAAATTAAATCAAGGTTCTTGCCACCGTATTCTTGCGCCTTTGTAGCAGCTTGTTCAATAAGCTCTTTAGGCAAATTCTCTTTGCTAAGTTCTTCAGTAACGGCGTCATAAATAGAGCTTTTGCCTGTACCTGCGCCCATTGCTGCGCCAGTTAAAGCACCTGCCGCTCGTGCGCCAATCTTTAAACCCGCACCGGCTAAACCACCAGCAAGCGTTGGAATAACTGTACCAAATGCCTGCGCCATTAAATCTACAGGAGCTACTGTAAAGGCGTTTAAACCGGCTTTAATCTGTTCAAGGACGCCTTTATCTTCGGCTTCCTTCATAATTCTGGATATTTCTTTCTGATCGTTTTTTGCCTGAGCAGACAACAAATCACCAACGTAGTCTTCTACACCACGCAGGTTTTTAGAAATAGTATTGTTAGCACCAAAAACATCAGTCAGCATACGAACACCGCTGACTACACCTTTAGTAACGTTTAAAGGTATGTCAGCAGCTTGACGCAAGGCGCTTTCTTTTTCTGGCTTTTGATTTAATTGAGATTGAATTGCAGCATATGCTTGAGCATCAGTTAGTTCTGTTGGTGAATCAACTTCATATGTTCCTTTGCCGGGAACGTCAATCTCATATTTTGGCATTATTTCACCTTGCGTACAGTAACTCCGCTTGGCGCAGATGTTGCTGAATATTCATAATTGGGCATTGTGTAATCTAGGTCATACAATGATTTTTGCAAAGCACCCAACCTAGTATGGTATTTTTTTAAATCATTATCTTCTGCTTTTGCTTTGGCTACAGCTTGATTATATTTTTCCATTTGACCCGGTTCAAATTGACCAAATGCGTCCATTTTAAACAAGCCTTTAATATTGTCTTCAATTTGTTTTTCACGCCTGCTGATTCCCGCACTAACATTGTCTTCAGTTCTAATCATCAACGCTTTATCTTGTTGCGTTAAAGTATCGGCGCGTCCTTCTGCTCTGTCTGCAATAACATCTGCGCGACCCGCAGCGCGATCAGCTAAAGCAGCACGTTGATAGTCATCCATGCTTTGATAACGTTGTGCGCTTAACAATCCTTTATTAAGAGCTGCATTCTCAGCAGCACGTTGTTTAGCAGAAGCCCCATAATTTGCAATCCCAGCAGAAGCGCCCTGACCAATATTAGCCAGTGCATTAGGTGACGTGCCTGCCATCATGCCAAGACCTGCTTGCAGGATAGCCATGTACTTGTCTTCCTGCTTTTGGCGTTTTAACTCTTCGCGTTGATTCATAATGTCTTCGCGGATTAAATCGTATTCGCTCTTGCGGCGTTCGCCAGCGGGTGGTTTAGTGGTTGAGCCAGTGGTTAAGCCAGTGGTTGAGCCAGCACTTGCACCATTGTCGGCAGTTGGTGTGGAGTTTGTTTTAAATTTTGGAGCGGGGTAACGCCGTAACAAACGATCTGCTTCTGTAGTGTCATCCGCAAAAGGTGTGTTTTTAGCAGATGCGCTACCAAGAAAATCCAAAGGACTTTGTGGATTTCCACTTGTCTCTCCAAGAAAATCAGATGGATGATAATTTTGCACTGAAGGCATAGCTGACGGGGCGTTTGGCGTAAAACCCACTCGACTTACATCTTGTTGCGGGAAAAAATCTGTTTCTGGCATTCCAATAACTGAAGGCTTAATACTTCTTTGCTGTCTAAATATGCCAGTTGCTGCGCCAGCAGGCGTAATCATTCCGGGAATGTTTCTTGTGCCGCGCCCAGAGCCTTCCTCTAAATTATCTTTATATGGTTCGTTAGAAGGAGTGGTATCTTCTTCTGAATAAACTTCGCCGGTGTAATTGCCCATTGCGTCGTACCCGGGAACGCTGCCTGTTTTTCCACTAAAACTAGGCATCCCACCTTTGTTTAAACGAGCAATTCCACCTTCAGCCAAAGACACTTGACCCTCACCCATTTTTTCACGCAATGAACTCATAACCTGACCAACTGTTTTGCCACGCAGATTTGGGTTTTGTTGCATAATAATTGGAACAAATTTTTCGCTATTAAACATTCTTAAACCCTGTTCAATAGGCATGTCTGACGTTGCGTTTTTAAGCATAGCTGTTACGCCCGGTCCAAAATAATGAGCGGCATACACCTCATCATAGTTTGGATTTCTACCTAGTTGACGTTTTAATGTCTCTGCGTTTTGACGAATAAACTTTCCACCTAAATCTGCATTTTTAACGGGATCAGATTGCTCCCCGGGCTTGCCACCCATTCCCGCCCAAGTAGACGGAATAAATTGAAATAAGCCCTCTGCACTACTTGCTGAGTTTTTAGCGCGAGGATTGTGACCACTTTCGCTGCCAGAAATTCGCTGTAATAATTCAGGTGGAAGCCCATATTTATTAGCAGCTTCATTTACAACACCTCTAATTCCACCCTCTACATTAGGAGTGCTATTAATGTTTGCAGAAGATGCAACAGGCGCGGCATTTGTTGACGTATTAAGTGCAACGCTTGGTCTTCCACCGCCGTGTTCTGCTGCGTTTAAACGATCTTCAATAACTTGTGCATATTCTGCTTCGTCTTGCTGATCTTCATAAGCTTCTTGATCAAAATCTTCAGCATCTCCGCCATCTGCAAAAGACACAATACCGCCATCATTCATAGACTGAGTCGGAAGATTGCTTGGCATTTGATCAATACCAGAGGCTTCTGCCATAACTTGCTGTGCAATAGGAGGTTCTTGCGGCGCTTGTACGGGTTGCTTGGCTTGCTTAATTTTTTCTTGCATAAGCGGAATGCCAATATAAGCAGGAACTGTGCCGTTTTTTATAGATTGCTGAAGTTGAGCAACACTAAGTTTGCTTGCATCCGCCATTAAGCTAACTGGGTTCATTGGTAGTCCTTCATAGCGTTATAAATGCCAAGGGTATCAAGCCCATCACCTGCAACCCCACCATCAGCCATGCTCTTTTCTTTAATATGACCGCCACCCGCTTTGGTTGCCATGTTGTACATACCATACGCGCCAATACCAGCCGTGCCTAGACCGGCGGCTTGAGAGATCATGCTTGGGTTCTGGTACATAGATGTTGACTGTTGAGTCAACGGCAGACCGCGCAACAAGTCAGACATAAAGCCAATTTGTTGATACGGGTAGTTAAGCTGCGCTTGATACTGTTGGTATGCAGTATCCAAACCTTTTTGTTGCAATCCTTGCTGTTGTGTACCTGCTGACAACATAGCTTGGTTGGCTGCTTGCTCTTGCCCAAACTGAGTTTGTCCTAACTGACCTAAAGTGCTTGCAGACGCACCTGCTTGCCCTAATCCTTGCAACCCATACTGACCCGCACCCACAGCACCTTGAACGCCTTGTTGCCCTGCTTGTAAGCCTTGAAGCCCAAGATTAGCCCCAAATTGTTGAGCTTGATTAGCTTTATCAAAAGCTGTGCTGTAGCCCTGTCCAATCATCTGGTTCATGGCAAGGTTTTTATTGCGCTGATTCTCTGCTGCCATTAACGCTTCACGGCTACCACCAAACGCACCTGAGCGCGAGGCGTTGCCCATCTGCTGAGTGCCAGTAATGTCGTATTGACGTTGCACTTCTTGGAGAGCAGGCTGAAGCGAAGCTTGCAAGTACGGGTTCATGTACGCTTGAGATGCGTATGGATTAGTTGCTTGCTGTGCGTACTGATCCCCTGCACCCGCTGCCATTGCACCATACCCTAACGATGCATTTTGAAGCTGTGCTGCTGTGCCTTGCGTACCAAGACCGTATCGACCTGTTTGATATGCTATGTTTGACGCGTCAGCTATCTGAGGAGCTAGTTGCTGATTTCCCACGTTTTTAAACGCTTGGTTCTGCATTGGGGTAAATTGTGCAACTTGCTGTCCCTGATACGGCTGATACGGGTTTTGGTTGATATCAGTGACCGCAGCGGCTTTACCTAATGTGTTTTCCACATAAGGTTTTGCATATTCAGGAATATTAGTGTTTTGAACGGTTGTTGAGGTTGGTTGTGAACTACTTCCTCCACCTTGAGGCATAATTTTCCCACCGACTTTAAGAAAAGCCCGTTCGGGTAACATATCCAAATGGTTATATCTCATAGCACAACCTCAACAATTTTGTATTTTTCAACGAACCCAAAGCGTTGCCATAATCTAGCAACAGCATCATTAACTGCACCTTCTATAGACGTAGCCCCAAAGCCTTGTAAAACTTGGCACATCTGTTTAAACGACTCTTTGCTGACAATTAACCTACCACCAATGTAAGTAATAAACGCTACACGATGGTTAGGTCGGTTAAACAAATTGACCGTTGCTGCACCAATAATCTTGTCATCTTCTACTGCAACCAACAATATCCACTGACCGCTGGTTACATAAGCCTGAACCTGCTCTAACGTATAGTCCTTATCGCCAGTCTGCTGTTCAATTGCTGCTTTTAAAAACCCCGAAACAGCACCCCAAGTTTGATTGACATACTGTATCGGAACATGCTGTACCTTCATGCGGGTAAGTATTTATCTGACTTAGAGTTAACAGCAACTTTACCTTTACCAACAGTCTTACGCCTGTTTTTTTGAATACGATCCATCATGGCATACAGTCTTTTAGCACCGGCATCTGTAGACCCATTTCCCAGTTCAGAAACAATCCGAGCAGGAATGACAAACTCACCATCAGCAAGACGAGCAGGCTGACGGCTACCAATTTGAGCAGGAATATCATCGCTGACACCATCGCCGGGTCCTCTTAATAGTTGCCCACCATCAGAATAACCGCCTAACTGACCACCCATAGCGTAATTCATCACGCCACCATCAGCATGTGCAACGCCTTGCATTGGGTATTGTGGACCTTGGTTTAGCCCAGAAATACCATTAAAATTACGGTTGCCATCATCAGGAGATGCGTAGTAATCACCAATACCGCCACCCATTGCATAGTGCCGCATAAGAGCTTGGATATTTCCGCCAAGGGCGTAGTGTCGGTGAATTAAACCACCACGTTTTTCGCCATCACCGCCTCCATCACCCCCGCTGCTTCCGCCTTCACCTTCGCCCTCGCCATCAGAAGCAACTCCTTCCGAATCGCTTGAGTCAGAAGAATCAGTACTTGAATCGGTACTTGAATCGGTACTTGAATCGGTACTTGAGTCGGTACTTGAATCGGTACTTGAGTCGGTACTTGAATCGGTGCTGCTATCTTCGGTGCTGCTATCTTCGGTGCTGCTATCTTCGGTGCTGTCGTCTTCGGTGCTGTTGTCAACAGTATCTTGTCCTATTACGCCGGGAGATTGACCCTCCTCACCGCCACCACCGGGAGGTGGTCCGGGATAGTATCCTGCATTACCACCACCACCACCACCACCACCACCACCCCCGCCAGAACGGAAGAAC